CAGGTGGCGTATTCGATAATGCCGGATATAATTCAACATCATATAACAGGGGCTGGATAACAATTCAATATGTAGCATAATGGCACTATCACAACGTAAATTAGAAAGCATATTCCAGGGTATTCATTCGGGCAAGATCTCTATTGAGAGCTTGCCACTGGAGTTATCTCAATTTACGTATGATGAATTAATGAAGTTCGTGAGTAAAGGATACGGGGAATTAGATAGCGATTTCAAGGTTAGAAAAATGGCCGCTTATGATAAAAATATAACGGCATTTTCGGGGGCCAAAACGTTTCAAGAGGTAAACGACTTGAATAATTTCGTGTTTAATGCAGACGGATCAAAGAGAGCTTTTAAGGAGTTCAGGGAATTTGCGCAAGCCATTGACGAGCAATATAATGTGAAGTGGCTAAAAACCGAACAAGACACAGCTTTTGGTATGTCGCAAAGCTCGCAGCAGTGGGAGGAAATAGAGAGCGAAAAAGATTTATTTCCTATGTTGAAATATGAAACTGTAGCAGACGGAAGGGTGAGGCCAGACCACGCGGCGTGGGATCAGATAATACGTCCAGTTGATGATAGCTTTTGGGATACTCGCATGCCGATTAACGCATATAATTGCCGTTGTACAGTTACGAGGCTAACGGAGGGGGTAGCAACTCCATTACGTGGCGTTCCAAAAAACGACGACAAAATGTTCGCTGTCAACCCTGGTAAAGTTGATTATATTTTCGACGAAAAAAAACACCCGTACTTTAAGCACACAAAAATACAAACGGCAGCATTTGAAAGATCATTAAAATGGCGGGAATAAGAAGGATCGGTGGTGGTTTTGAACTCGACAATGTAGCCACTAGGTTTGAGGTTTTTAAAAGAACAGCCCCCCGAGTAATAGCCGAACAATCAAAGAACCATTTTTTAGAAGGATTCCGCAAGGGTGGCGGCCAAACAAATGACAGCAAAAGCGGGTGGGCGGCAAGGAAAAACAACGCTCAAAGAAATTCAGGTCGCGCAATACTTATTGATACGGGATCGCTACGCAGATCCATAACCGTATTAAAAGCTACATGGCAAAGTATAATAATAGGAACAACCCGCATACCTTACGCAGACAGGCATAACGAAGGGATAACAGACAAATTAGGCAGGGCAATGCCGAAGCGCGAATATATAGGCGACTCTGATGAATTAGACAAAAAAAATAAAGACCTCATAACAAGATTAATTATGAGGGTTTTTAGAGGTGTTTAAAAACCCCGAAACTTAGGAGAGACGGGGCGTTAATTACAAAAAATTATCTAATCATAAATAAACATTTTTTGTTATGTCGCAATATTGCGTTTTTTTAATTAATCAGGCATTTTACATACAACTATATGTTTTGGGTTCCAATAACTCGGACGAATTCCGTATATAAATCCTTTCCCATCTTGCTTTAATGGCACATTACGCATTAGTTTATTACCTGCGCCTCTAACACTCCAATCTTCAGGCCATTCTTTTACTTCCCATCTAAGAATTTCCCCCCATCCGTCACCGCTGTTTTTACCTAAATTTGTGCAAAATTGAAGTAGTTCAGTTATCTTTTCAGGCCATCCTACGCAATACCAGTCAATGTACTCGCAATGTCGGTAATAAAGTTTTATATGTGCGTTTTTAAATTTACCTCGTTTTATATCTATTTTCTTTTTTGCGTTAAAATGCTGGCTATGCTTCAACCAATCCCCTGATTTTACCTTAAAACTAGAATCTTCAATAACTGATTCAGGGAATTGGGCGAATGAGCACGCGTAAAACCAGAATTCATTTTTCGGCCCCGATTTCTGAATAGGCAAAGTAATGTTAGCACCTTTACGGACATTACTTTCACGGCTTTTTGTTATAATTTCTTCGCCCATCTCACGCCTTACAAGGTGGTAATACATTACCCCATCTAATGGTAAATATTGGTCGCTTATTACGCCTGTTTTTAAATAGGCGCGTATTCTTAGATTCTTAAATGGTTCGTTCATATTTTTTTGTATATAAATCCGTAAAACACGCTTGATTGGTTAGATTTTTCAATCCAGAAAGCGGTCACATCAAGGTTTATGATTTCATCAACAACTTTACTCATAAACTTGCAAAAAGGGTTTGATTCAGTAAAAAACAACAGTTGAGTCTTATTTGATTTTGCCAGTATTTCCTTTACATTCTTCATTACAAGCCCGTATGAATCTAAATCAACTATATCTGCACACGCCGCTAATTCTATATGATTTACATTATTATCACATATTTTAACGCAATTAAAATCTATCTTATCAATTTTTGATTGCTCTTTCTCTATGCATGTTAATTTAGCATTTAGTTTACTCCATAAACAATTACTTATATGCCCCTCTCCTGCATACATATCTACAATTGTAATAGGATTAGGCAATAGGACTAACCCCTTTTGCCTAACCGCTATTTTTTGATTAAAATCAGAATTATCCATTATTCGAAAAGTGTTTTAGAAACTCCTTTTTCAAAATAATCGGTAACATCTTTTTTCGCTTCGTTTGCTTTGTCTATGTATGTTACAAAATCAGAGTTTTCAAACTTCATTTCTGAATCTACGACGGATGTTTCAGTTAATTCAACTTTAAGTTTACCATGTCCAACACGCCCATTCCCGCCAACCTGCGAAGATTGAGCTGCCCAACTTTGGAGAATTGAAAGGAAAGCCCCAGTTTCAATGTCAGTAGTATCTCGTAAGCAAATTTTCCAATAAAATCTCGTTCCAGTAACTAGTGTTTCCATGTGATACATCATTTGACCACCACGTAAATCTTCTGTTAAAGCTTCTTTTTTAATGAACTCTCGTTTGTTTTCATCCTTAGTGTCATCTTTTCGGGTGTTCATTTCAACCTGACAATATTCCCAAACTGTTTTGATTTCTGCTTTTCCATGAAACTTTTCAGGAATTAAATGAAGCGTTTCTTTACATATCGGAATTAGTTTACCTATATCCACTTTCCCAGAAACAATTACATTTCCAACCGAACACCCTAAAACACTAATCATAGGGATATCTTTTTGCATTTGGCGAACTTTTTCTATATCCAAATTCTTTTCCCCTACACTTTCAAGACTTCCTCCCGAAAAAAGCAGGTTAAAAGTATCTGCATCAACTTCAACCTTTACACCGTCGTTTTTTGTAAGTATGTCAATTGCGGATAAATCCCTTATCTTTCCTCTGATACTATTACCTGAAATTACAGGAATTTCAACAACATTTCCTTTAGGTTGTACAAACTTTTCACGGCGTAGTTGTACAATTGTTCCGTTTTTTTCGCCTCCATTATGGCTAATTGAACTTAAAGCCGTACATGTTCCTTCTAAGATTAGTGTTTTCATTAGTTTAATTCTTTTAGTGATTCTTTTCTTTCCTGATTTTTTAATCTTACTAACATTGTTAGATAAGTTGTTTCGCTTCTTAGCCAATTCAACACCTTATCGTCTTCCCCGGCTTCAACAATAGATAAAATATCTTTGTTATACTTTGCCTGAATGTCAATAGGTATTCGGCGTTGAAAATTGGTTAAAAACACTTTCAAACTATCGGTATAGCTTGCTGAACGAAGCGCATTTTCAAAGTGCTCCCAAATTTCACGAGGGTATTTGCATTTATAATCCTCTGTAATGCTTCGCCACAGCCCCCACAATAGGCTTTCTGCTACTTTTTCTTGTGTCATAATTTATTACGTTTTTTATCTTGTCGCACTATCCGGTTGCGACATATTCGACAAACATCTTTGCCCGGAATCAAAGATTTATACATATAATGATTTGTGTGTTTATTACAGATATCGCATTTCCTTATTGTTTTTGACAAATAATACTTTTTAGAATCAACAATTTTGCCATCTTTTTTATCTTTCCGGTAATCGGTGATCCTTGTTACTAATTTATATATTTCTTTTTTTAAAATGCTATTAATATCTAATTTTCCTTCGTGTTGAATTAATACTAACGCTATTGTTTGAAACAAATCATCTCTATGATTATTGAATAGTATATGATATATTTCTTTTTCTGATTTTATAAAATAAAAATATAAAGCGTAATTTGGAATTAAATTACAATAATCCGTTAAGCTTAATCCCATAATGATTTTTGTATTTTTTTATCTAACTTAATTACAGGCTCTTGTGGTTCCTGTTTTTTTTCATCGCTATAAAGCATGAATGAAGTGAAGTTAAACATTCCACTTCCACGGTATTCTTTAATAATTGTTTCGTGTTGTTTCCAGTTTTTCAGTCCAGCTTTTAAAATTCTATTTGATTTGTAATTACCTGTAATTATTTCAGCTTGCGAAAATTGATAAGCAAGTAATTCACACATGTGAAAGTGTAACAATGTTAATAAATCAATATTTGGTTTTACATGCAAATCATCAAGCTGCCACATTCCTGAGTTATGTTTAAACAAAATATGTTTTTGCCCTGTTTCGGTTAGACAGACAGTTTCTGCCCCTTCAATAATCAATTGAAGAATTAACCGCTTATCTGCTTTTGTAATGCAATACCATTCACCATCTTTTATTATGTGCGAATATGTTCGGAACCTCTGAGGTTTATCTCTTCCTGTTTTTTCTTGAATAATACCTGATGCCTCATCAAAACAGAATAGGGCTTCGTTTGAGATTATAGTCCCCGGTAATAGAAAATCGTGGTCATTAAATGTATTTCTTACCCATTTTGCAAAATTTAATCCTATACTTTCTTTTCCTATAATTCTACATACACCTTTCTCAGAGCCATAAATCTTTTTATTCGCTCCAATTTCATAAATCTTTTCGCATGTGTGTTTCATAATTTATTTATTTTTAATTCAATACGATTCAACACCCATTTTTCTTAATTGAGTGTTACAATCTTCTATTAACTTATTTCTTACATCTATTGCCTTTTTGAACGTCTCAATGGTTTCTTCATACGCTTTAATCTCGATTTGAAGTAGCTCATTTTTTTTGCTTAATTTTTTCATAATTTCTAAGTGTTTGTTTCTTATATATACGTGTAAAGATACAATAAAGTTTCCGAAACTACAAACAAAATTCAATAAAATTTATCAATCTTCGCATGGATCTTCAGTATCACCTTTATAAATTTTATCAATATTTTCCTCGACAGGTAAAGTCTTAGCCCTTAAACATGCGGCTATAAATAGTATTGAACAGATTGTTAGTAGTATCATAATGAATTTGTTTAGAATGATTTATATTATAGCGGACGTACTTCACATCTTATTTTTGTGATTGATTTATTAGCCAGTATGTCTTTTAACCTGTTATGACCATCATAAATACACAATTCCGCTTCCGCTGTATCGTGTTCCCTATGTAGTTGAATAGGTGTACTTGTACGACTAGCCCCTTCTGTTGCGTCTGTCCATTCTTCAAACGTGCTAGGTATTATTAATTCCTTAGGTAGCGTTATATATCCACCATTCTTGAAATCTTGCCTAAATTCCTCAAATGAAGTCCAGATACTTAATATATAATCGTCTAGTTCTTTTGCTTTATTTTTTTTGAAGTTGATGAATTCGCTTTTCATAATTTCTATGTGTTTATTATATTCTTATACGCGTAAAGATACAATAAAGTTTCCGAAACTACAAATTAATTTTTACTATATTTGCATTATGTCAGTAAAATTAGAGATATATCAGGCGATCAAGGTTAAATTATTGGCTATTGACGGTATGCGTAATGTCGAGCATTATAACGGACAAGATATTTTTAACTATGAAAAGGATCACGCCCGTAGGTTTCCGCAATCTTGGATAAGCTTTTCAACTATCCAATGGCAACCTTCCATGACTAACGCATACAACCAAAACACAACCAAAGAGCAGAAAAGTGCGGCGTTTACTGTAACTGTACGTTTCGCAACCTTCAACCTTAAATCAGATAACGACACATTTGAAAGCGACCTCGAAAATATAGATACAATTTACAGGGCGTTGACTAATTTGGGGGGTAATAATTTTTCTCCTCTTCAAAGACTTACCGAAGAGGATAACCCGAACAACAACAACGTCCGCGTATGGGCCATAACTTTCTCAACAATGGCAACCGAATGCGGCGTAAGTAAAGAGGAAGAGGACGCGGCCCCATTAGCGTTAATAATAAATAAAGAATACATATGAGATACTTACTTTTAACCCTACTTTTCCCAGCTCTGTTATACTCGCAAGAATATACAGAAATCAATCTCCTCGATATGTCGGGAGTAACCGGA